AGATGCAGAATCTTCGCCGGGAGGTTTGGGAGAGGGACGGGAGACGGTGCGTTGTGTGCCGGAAGCCGTTGCCTCTGGATGGCGACCTGTTCCACCGAATGCACCTGGCACATATCCAGAGTAGAGGTGCTGGAGGTAGCGACACTCCAGAGAACACGCTTTGCAAATGTTTCCGCTGTCACATCGAAATTGAGCACACGAAAGGGAAAGAGATGACCAGTAAGGAGTTAGCGCAGCAACTGAACGGAATGGAATATCCGCTGGAGATTTCACAAGCGATAGAGGCTCAGGCTGAGGCGAGCGGCCTTGTGATCGTGTACGGAGCGAGTGACGACCTAATGGAATTCTCAGGCGCGATCACCGAGGAGTGCGGTGCCTACAAAGGTATTACGGTTGAGGTGGATGCAGAGGGAGTGCTTCCGCTATTCGAAGCCATCGCCAGCGATTGCGACAAAGATGCGCTTCGTAATTACTTCGCACGCGAAGGGCGCACGGTGTCTATCGAAGCGCTGTGGAACAAGGAACCGAATTACTCATGGACTTACAAGACGGACATCCCTCACGAAACGTTTGAAGTGATGGTCGATGGTGACCATTACTGCCGTGGAATCGTGTTCTCCTTAGCTGATGCCGTCACCATTGGGAAAGTGGCGCGAAAGTAACGACACATGGGCGCGGCGTGGCAACCGCGCCCTATCCTTTATATATGCGCAAATAATCCAGAATTCCCTTGACGTGATGTTTTATTGTAAATACAATTAAACACATGGAGATTACGTTCGATCCCGCAAAGAATGAGCGCAACGTCAAGGAACGTAGCCTCTCGTTTCAGCGGGTAGAAGAGTTCGATTTCGATACGGCAATTTATGTTGAGGACACACGGAAGGACTACGGAGAGAAACGGATTCGCTCCCTCGGATTCATTGAAGAGCGGCTCCATGCCCTTGTATTCACAATGCGTGGTGAGAAATTACGAGTGATCAGCTTGCGGAAGGCCAGCCGCAGAGAGGTGAGGAAGTATGAAGAAGCAACCAAGAAACGATAAAGAAAACCCCGAGTGGAATGACAGTGATTTTAGTCGGGCGGTCCCGTTGTCGGGACTCCCGAAGAGTATGCAGAAGGTGCTATCGAACCGTGGCAAGCGTGGCCCACAGAAGACACCAACCAAGCAGCTCGTGTCCATTCGTCTATCGCGTGAGGTAATCGACCACTTCAAAGCATCTGGCCCTGGCTGGCAGGCACGGATTGACGAAACATTGAAATCCGAGATCGAGAAAGCTGGTTAATCGGGAAATTCATTCCGCGAAGTTCAGAAATCTTTTTCGCAGTTTTCGGGCAGCTTTGCACAATGTTCAGAAAATTGCTATTGACTTCTGTGGATGAATCCCTTGTACTAAACACATTGTGGAGTAGTACGCACACGAGATACACCATAGAAAGGGCCGAGTAGGTAGTTCACTTCCGGCCCACATAGCGCAGCAAAGAGCGGCATCCGGCTTTGAAACCCGGGTGCCGCTTTCTTGTGTGCGTAAGTTTAGCGCCCTGCTTGCGATGGATCGCAGCGCGCTACGCGGGGACAAAGGCAAGCATTGCGGCAATCGGAGCTGACGCTCAGTAGTGAGTCGCGCGAACCCACGTCCCCGCACATTTCTTTCGGAGCCAGCATGGTCACTTATAACCCCAAGACGCAGAGCTTTTATTGTGACTCATGCCTGGAGGATGTTCCGATCCGCCGTGATGTCTCCGGGAATCCAGAGGAATTGTTCCTTATGTCGGAATTGGTTGAGATCGATCATTCCGAGTGCCCGAGCTACAAGGACGTGCGCATGGCGAAGTTAGCCCGCAGGTTCAGAAAGCGCGCAAAGCGGATTCAGCTCCTAGAGTCACGTCGGCAACAGCAGTTCTCGTCACCTTTCAGGGCATAGATAAGAGGGTTAGCAAAATGGCAGACAACCTTAGCATTAAGGAACAAAAGTTCTGCGCTGAGTATGTCATCGACGAGAACGGCACAAGGGCAGCGATTGCAGCAGGTTACGCGCCGAATTCCGCAGCAGTGGCCGCAAGTCGGCTGTTAAAGAAAGCTAACATCCAAGCTCAGATTGCTAAGCTTCGTGACAAATCCTTAGCAAAACTTGAAATCAGCCGCGAGAGAGTGCTGGCTGAGATTGCCAAGATTGCGTTCCTTGATCCCCGCAAATTCTTCAACAGTGATGGCTCGGTAAAGCAGCCGGGTGAGATAGACGACGACACTGCAGCGTCTTTGGCGGGCTTGGAAGTGTGCGAGCTCTTTGAAGGTGCGGGCGAACAGAAGCACGCCTATGGGCTGCTGAAGAAGATTCGCATTGCTGACAAGCGAGCCGCGCTGGAGTTGCTAGGAAAGCACCTGAAGCTGTTCACCGACAAGGTGGAACTCTCGGGTAAGGATGGTGGCCCAATCGAAACACAGAGCGTGCCAGTGGACCTATCGAGCCTAACCGATGAAGAACTTGAACAGCTCGCTCAAATCGTTGCCAAGTCTGAGGTCGATAAGTCAGGAAAGAAGTAAGCGCCAGAAACTGCGGTGCGAACAGAGCCATCTTGAGTTCACCAAATACTTCTTTCACCATCGGCAAGGGATTGATTTCCGGCTGAACTGGCACCATTACCTGATCAGTGATGCCGTCCAGCAGGTTATCGACAGCAAGCTAAAGAACCTGGTGATCAACGTTCCTCCCGGCTCGTCCAAGACAGAACTGGTGTCCATCAACCTCATTGCACGTGGGCTTGCTATTAACCCTCGGGCGCGATTCCTGCATATCAGTTACTCGGATGACTTGGCGCTGCTGAACAGTGCGACGGCAAAGGACATCATCCAGTCCGATGCTTATCAGGAGATGTGGCCGCTGAAGGTGGCCGACGATGCGAAGGCTAAGAAGCGCTGGAACATCGTAGTGGATGGAAAGATGGCAGGCGGCGTGTACGCGGTCTCGCTTGGCGGACAGATCACAGGTTTTCGTGCTGGTCACATGGCCGATGGCTGGCAGGGCGCGATTATCATCGACGATCCGCTGAAGGTTGAGGATGCGTACAGCAGCCCGAGGCGCAACGCGGCCAACCGTAAGCTGGTATCCACGGTAAAGAGCCGGAAGGCTAACCCGGACACACCCATCATCGTGATCATGCAGCGGCTGGCTGAGGAAGATCCAACCGGCTTCATTAAAGCTGGCAAGATGCCGGGTAAGTGGGAGTTCATCAACATCCCGGCGCTGATCGATGACGCGTATGTGAAGGCATTACCTCCGCACATTCGGGCGCTGATCAAACCGAGTGAGCGCGATAAGGACGGACGGTTCAGCTATTGGCCCTACAAAGAGCCGCTTGACGATCTGCTGGAGCTCGAATCGAAGGATCGTTACGTTTTCAGTGGTCAGTATCAGCAACGCCCTGCACCGCTTGGTGGCGAGATCATCAAGGGTCAGTGCTTCAAGCGCTACACGGTTCTTCCGACGCTGAAGTACATGAAGGTGTTTGCGGACACTGCGCAGAAGACTTCCGAGCGCAATGATTACAGCGTCTTCGAATGTTGGGGCCTTGGCGAGGACGGGCGAATCTATCTGGTCGATCTGATTCGCGGCAAATGGCCAGCTCCGGAACTGAAGCGGCGTGCGATTGCATTCTGGAACAAGCACAAGCCGTCCAGCGAGCACGATACTCCGCTCCGGCAGTTGGTCGTAGAAGACAAGTCCAGCGGTACCGGATTGATTCAGGATATTGAAGAGTCCGGCAATATCCCGGTCAGGGGCATAGAGCGTGCTAAGGACAAGCTGACACGCGTCATGGACGTGGTTAGCTACATCGATTCAGGGCTGGTGTGCATCCCCGAGGACGCTCCGTACACGAATGACTTTGTTGTAGAGAATGAGTCCTTCACCTCTGACGACACGCACGCTCACGATGATCAGATTGACCCGATGGTCGATGCGATCAACGAGATGCTGGCTAAGAAGCACCGAAGTATGAATGACGTTGTCTAGGCGTCAGGAGGAATCAGATGGGAACACCACTACCGAAACCCTTGGCGAACGCCAGCGATGCCGTAACGGAAGCCGCTGTTGAGGACGTCTTCGGTACCCGCATCCTGCTTGTTGATGGTCCGAGGCTGTCTACCGAGAGAATCACCGGACTGACTATGGGTGATGACGCTCCTCTAGTGAGCGCCGTTGTATATCGCGGTAATCCAGTTCGCGAACCGATCACTTGCACGATGCACTGCCATGACGACAACCAGCCTTTGAAAACGAAGCTGGCTGAACGATTCCCACTGATGAGCCGCCGTGATCGTCGGGCGATCATGCGGAAGGCAAAGAAGCTTGCACCAGCAGTCACGAAGCCAACCAATCAGGAATAGGCCGGGGGGTTAGAGCATGAGTAAGCGAAACGTAAAGCGGATTGCCAGCGCTCTTGCTCGCACCGAACGGCCTGTGAAGGTTGCCGATTCCATGGCCTCTGATGGTCTGGAGAACTTCGTTGCTGGCCTTGGTGGCGGTGCCGACAAGCGCAGCTACACCGGATGGAGTGTCGTGCGTCGCCTGACTCGCGTAGAGCTTGAGGCGATGTTCTGCACGAGCTGGCTTGCAAAGCGCATCGTCAACAGCGTTGCCGACGACATGACGGGCAACTGGCGTAGCTTCAAGTTTGGCGACAAGGATAACAACCCTCGCCTGGACGCTCTGAAGCAGGCCGAAAAGTCCTTCGCGGTAAAGGCGAAGTTCGCAGAGGCGACGCGCTGGGGCCGTCTGTACGGTGGCGCAATCATGATTCTCGGCACCAAGGACGTGGTGAATCCCGAGGATATGAAGTTGCCGTTGGACGTGACGCAGATTGGTAAGGGCGATCTGAAGTATGTGCGCGTGTTGGATCGCTGGCGCTGCGCACCGTCCGGAGCAATGGAAACCGACCTGGACAGTCCAGCATTCGGCATGCCAAGCAGCTACATTATTGCGGAGAGTTCGGTTGAGATTCACCACTCACGCATCATTCGTTTCGGCGGTGAGAAGCTTCCCTACTTCGAATGGCTG